ACATAAATGTACTAAATGTTTTAGCAACATCATCAATCATGCTCATACTAAGTTTAAGCAGTTTGCTTTCATCTGTATCAACACCAAGTGCTTGTAACCAACTTTCGTCTAGTGCGTTCTCACTGTCGATTACTACAACAAAGATACCTTGTTCTTGTGCCGCTCTAATAATGTTGCCACTTGCAAAGTAACTTTTGCCTGCACCTGACTCACCGGCAAATACTGTAACTTTACCCATGGGCACGCCACGGTGAAAATCTCCGCTAATCAGATAGTTGAGTGCATAACTTCCTGTACTGATCCAATCTGTGGGATCGTGAAAGCCAATACTTAATCCATCAATGCTTTTTGTAATGTCTTTTCTAAATTTGCTTACGTCAAACGGTTTTGCCATTTTTACTTCCTTATCGAGAATGAATTTTCTGCTTGTGTATTATTATACATAATTGTTCTATATGTAGTCAAGTTTTCGTCTATATTTACAAAGTTTCCAACATTTAAATAATGTCCAAGTGGTTCTCTTTGTAATCTTTTACACCAGTCTATATACTCTTTACTGTAAGGTATAGTCCTAGATTTTGCAAAGTTTATATTTAATTTCTGCGGAGTCTGATCCCAATTATTTTCATCTGAGAATTCTAAATCATTATCAAAATATCTAAATTTATTTTCTAAAGTACGCCCACTAAAATTGCTTGGTATACTTAAATTTGCAATGTTATTACTAGTATTGTACTTCATATTTGGTGTATCAAACCAAATTTGATCTTTTGTAGAAAACATCTTATTAGTGCCAAAATGTGTTTCTATCTCATGAATCAAAAGATTATAATTTTCAAATAAATGTTTTATCTGAGGGTCTGATATTCTACTTGTAATTTCGCTCAGAGTCTTTTCTTCTAATTCATCTTCAAAAAAGTCTATAAATGATTTATGATCTAAAATTTTAAACATATGGTAATTATATATATTTGCCCAAACCGCATGCATAGAATTTAAGTCTCGTTGACTTAGTGAATGCAATTTAGGAAATTCTAACCGTATTTCAGAAGATTCTAGAAATTTATTAATTTTATCAGCACAGTAATTTATTTGCTGCCACAAGTCTGTAACATTATTGTACTGATTATTGCTCACAAATTTACAATCACCAAAAAGTTCTAAGACTTCATGATTGACAACATCAAACAGCAATTCATCGCCGGTATTTTCAAAAACTAATTTCATTAGGTATAAATGAGGGCGACATTGCTGCCGCCCTCTGTGCCTTATGATTGGCGGTTACGGATCATCGCGAGGATGTCTTCTGCCCGCTTGCTTTCACCTTCAGGTGCTGCCGCTGGTGCTGCCACAGTTTCAGTTTGTGGTGCAGGAACAGGAGCCGCTGCTACAGGTGTTGGAGTTGCTGCCGGAGCAGGTGACGGGGTAGTTGCCGCTGGTGCTGTAGACGTACTAGAGTTTGAGGAACTCGCAGGAGCGTCAATACCATATGGACGATAGTATTGCCCAAAACGTTCAACGTCATAGGGCTGTCCATCTACACTTGCTTCGAACATCTCTTTGATGCACTGTAATTCTACTTCAGTAGGTCGTTTAGGGAGGAAATCACTAAGTGTATGTAAGCCATGTGCTTCGATAGCAGCCGTTTGTGCTTCAGTAATTGCACTTTCTTTACGAGCCCATTTACTGGTGCTGTAATCTGCATACTGACCCTTAGTGGTCTTTGTGATACGGAAGTCCAACCCTTGCGTGTAGTCAGTTGGCATTTCTTGGATATCCGGATCCATAAGTGCGTCTTTAATCAAGTTAAAGATGCTTGGTGAGATAACAAATCTGCGAATTGGATTCTCAGGTGTATCTTCTTGAAGCGGGTTTTCATTTACAAAGCCTTGGAAGATATAACTACGCTTCTTCCAATACTTACGTCCCATTTCTTCTAGTGACGAGTCTTTGAACCAACCACGAACTTCGCTTAGTACTGGGCAGGTCTCGTTCCACATCTCAACACATGGTACTTGTACCACTATTGGCTTGCTGTTCATATCATTCTTAACACCATTAAATGGTAAACGAATCATAAGCCTTTCAGCCCAGAAAAATGTGTTGTTAGGATCGCCATCTGGCAAGAAACGAACTGCTGTCGTTGTGCCTTCTGGGATATTCCAATGTGGGAAGATTGCGTTGTCGCCGCCGCCTGTACGCTCATTGCGTGATTCTTGAGATTTAAGTTTTGCTCTAATTTCTGCCAAAGATGTTGCCATAATATTTTCTCCTATGTGCCTGTTTACTTTGTTAATTTATGTGCCTATTCACATACTATAGATACAGTATATGCGCTTTTATTTATCAAGTCAATAACTTTTTTGTAATTTTTTTGATAAAAAAAAGCAGCGCCGTAGCACTGCTTTTCTCTTTATTCTTAATATTATGAGCTTCGTTCAATATCCTGAAGTTTGCGTAATTCTCTTGCTACAATACTGCGTGGAGTAAGTTGATAGCCTTGTTCGCCTTCATGTATGCCGTGGTTGCTTCTTGTACCACTACCAACGCCTGCCATTGACTTCATCTTTGCAATCATGTCTGCTGCTTCGTCTACTTCTACTTCTTCACCAACTAGTTTTCTAATCTTAGATCCTGCAACATAGTCTGGTAGTACCTTTTCAAGTGCTGCCTTAATATTGTATGACTTCATCACTTCATTACGGAATTCATTAGTAAATGGAAACAATTCCATATCTGCTTCCATGTCTGCAATAACTTCATCAATCTCTTGTGACAGATCACTCATGCGACCTTCTTCAACTTCTGCTTCTGAAACTTTATACACTTTGCCGTCAACTTCAAATTCTTCTTTGCCTTCTTCTTTAGCCTTTGCTAGTGCGCCTGAGAATTCGTTGCCTTCGTTTGGATCTTCTTTCATGTCGTCTGCATTGCTGCCCATACGCTCGCCCTGTGTAGCACTTGTGTTGTAAGCATCGTCTGCTTGCTGCTTTGACATGCCGCGATCCTGACGAGCACCAAATGTTCTTGGGATAACCATATCGCTATCAACACCCATTGCACGAATCTTAGCCAATGCTCTTCCCATGTTCTCCCGATAGTCTGGACCGTAATCAGCTACATGCTCCATCATCCAACCAATAATTATTGGACGGGCATCACCTTCTGGATCTTTGTCACCTGCTACACCTAAATCATCAAACAATTCATCATCACCTATTAGTCCGCCTAGTGCATTTGCAGCATCATCGCCGCCATCGCCTAGTGCAATAGGATTAGACATCATTGCAGCAAGTTTCATTGCATCACCTTCATTCTCTGGTAATGCCCATGTGCCTTCTGAAATCATATCCATACGCTGTGCATATGCTTCAAATGTAGTATCTTCAGTTTTGTCTTTACCATATAGATCTTTCTTAGCCTTAGGCTGTAGAATCTCTATCTTATTCTGTAAATACTTCTTTGCAAGTTTGAGTGCTGTTGCTTGTTGTGCTGGATCACTAAGTTCAATTTCACTTGCTGTGTTTGCTGCAGCATCATTAGTCATATTGTTTGATAGGTATTTCATAATAGCAACTAGAATACTGCGATTCTTTTTGCCTACTTCCATGTCGCTGTTCTTCATAAACTGCATGTAATTTTTAAGTTCAGCAATATCTGCTTCGTTGTTATAGACTTCAATGTCATCATTGCTGTCTGCAATGTCATTTAGTGACTGTGAACCTTTAGCAGTGTTAGCATCTGCTTTTGCATCCAAGTTCTTAGGCTCTTGAGGATCAATTGATCTGTCAAAGTAAGGTTTAATTGGTGCATCCATCTCTTCTTCGTCACTGCCTTTTGCTTCCATGTTTGCTTTATAATCCATTGCTCGTCTCACACTTGCTAAACTATCTGTGAGTCTTTCATCATATACTTCACGAGTTAGTTTTTGTTTTAGGTCGTCAATATCGTTTTCATCTACTTCAACTGCACCAGGTACCCAGTTCTCAAAGTAGTCGCCATAGCCTTTAGCACTGCTAATTGCTTTTAGTGTATCTTTTAAGCCGTAGTATCTATCAGTTGCAGCATCAATCACTTCCTGCGCATCCTCATTTACATACTCTTCACGCTTTACACTACGCACAAATGTTTTAAGATCTGTCATTTCTTTCATAATCTCAACAATGTGCATGCCGCGATCATCACGAGTGTGTCCTTCATTTGACACATGTCTTGCCATTGCTCTTGCACCAGGTAGATAGTTGTTAGCAAACTTAAAGCGTTCGCCTTCACTATTCTCAATGTAGATAGCACTGATGTTGCGACTTCTTGCACCCATCTTAGTTTCATCTACTGTGCCGTTATGTTTAATAATAAGTTTTGCTGTTCCTGTTTCTAGGAAACTTTTTTGGCTTGTTCCGTGTAGTCTGTTTTCCATCACTTCGTCCTGGTTACGTTGTGTTAAAAACTGATAATCCTTTTTATCAAGTCTCTCTTTTGTTACATTATGAGATTCATAGTTTAACATATTTCTTGCACTGAATCTGCTCAGCTCTTTTAAAAATCCATACCAAGCATCTGCTGTGCTACTATCTGCTTCTTCAACCATACTGTTAGGAAAGTATACTTGTAATACACCTTCTTCGTTGAGGCTAATAGTGACTGCACCAACTGGCAAATCTCTGTGTTTAAAGTTAAATTCAAAGAATCTTGCTTGGCTTGAATTGGTAGTTACCGCACCATTTTCGTCCCCCAACTTAACGTTAGCGACACGACTACGAATCTTATCAAACAGTTCTTCTGCTATGTTATCTGTGCTTCTCATGTGTGTATTTATGCTTGATATAGATTAAACCATGATGAATGGCATGGGTGCTTGATCGTAATCATCGCCGTCTCTAATATGATTTTCGAGTTCAGGATTGTAACTTTTCAGTGTTTGTGCCATGCGCATTATAAGCATTGTACTCATTACAAGGTCATCAGTATCGCCTATTTTTGCTGCATAACTGTTACCGCTGGCAATAAAACTTTTAAGTTCACTTATAAGCATCTTGCTTTTAATCTTTACTTTTTCTGTTTCTACTAGTGTTTTGAACTTAGCACACACTGCAAGTTTACTACGGTGTGTTGTGTTAAAGCCTCGTCTAAACACTTTACTGTTGCCGTGTCCTCTAGGTTCACTTAAAAAGTAGCCAGGGATGTTTTCTTCGCCTATTTCAGCAATGCTTTGCAATGCTGCTTCGCCAATGGTGTTGTTTTCTACACTATAGTACACACTGTTGTTATCACCGCATTTGTCTACCAAGTACTTGTTTATGTCTACAAGTATACGGATTTGTTGCGGGATAGGAGTTTTATTATGACTCCATTCTCCCACTTGTTCCATGCTAGGTACTTCAAATATTTGTATAGCAGCAGGATCTCCGCCTGTGCCTAAACTAGGATCTAGACCTACTAGATATGCCATGCCTTGTTTTGGTTCTTTGTACCAACGCACACTACCGTGTCTAAATGCAGGATCTTCGCCACGCATGTTAGTAAGTATCATACTGTCAATAAGTGTTTCATCATAGATAATAAATTCACAGTCGTGTTCTCGTCTAAAGCGTTCCTCCCCAATGCGTCCTAGTTCTTCTTGTTTCCAAGTTTCATCCCTGTCAGGATGTTCCCACCAATAACTTTGAAACGTTTTAAATCCGTTAATGCCTATGTCTGTTTCATTGCCTTGTGCATCAAACTGTTTATTACCATCACGCCAAATAGTAGCAAACTGATCCTCATCACTGTTAGGTGTGCTTGTAATAATAGCCTTACCTCCTGTTGCTAGTGTAGGTGAAATACTGGTCCAAAACTCACGGGCAATGCTAGGACGTACAAATGCAAACTCATCACAGTATAGCAGTGTAATACTCATACCTCGTCCAGTGTTGTCCGTTGTTGCTTGTGCTACAATACGACTGCCATTGTCAAAGTCTATACTGCCTTTGTTGTAACTAGTAACACCAGCACGAATATGATTTGGACATAGTTCGTATGCATAACGTATACGTTGCATAATCTCTTGCGCACCAGCGTACTTGTGTGCTGCAATAAGAATCACACTATCAGGCACAAACATAGCATACCACAACAAGTATCCTGCTGCAGTTGTTGACTTGCCTGTTTGTCTAGGTAGCATATTAATGTTAAAGCGATAGTTATGATATATGTCTAGCAGTTTTGTTTGATACTCGAATGCTTGATACACCATGCGTCCTTTGGTAGGATGCTGAATGTTAAAGAAGCTGTTCATGAAATACTGAGCACCATTAACAGGATCTGCACATTTTGCAAACTCTGTGAACTCTTCTTTAGTAAAGTTTTCTTTTTGATGTGGCTTTTTTATAAGCACACCGTCTAGTGTTTTAGCCATTATACTTCGTATACGCCTCGTAAATCTACATAGTCTGTACCGCCCCAATAATTTGTATGATACAGATATGCTTCTTGTATTACTGCGTCTATGTTTTTATGCCAGAAACGAATAAACTTGACACTACGGGGGAATTCAGGTACAATATCTTCAGTTTGCCAGACAAACTCATTAATCAAATGTACATGATCTGGCATGTGATAATAAACCTGTATAGAGACTAGTTTGTCTCTGTAAAACTTCTTTATCATGTACATATTTATCGAGGCAAATAAATAGCATTGCAATGAGTGATACACTGTTATTAAACACTAGCGGACAACCTATAAGTAGTTTTCCTGTCAGTACTATCAATTGGCAACGTGCAGTCAAGTTGTTTTTCTTAGACAAAGTCACTGTGCTAGAATGGTATGATGACTGGCGCATAAGCAGTCCGACAACTACAATGCAAGTACCTGCCACTGTAATGATTAAAAAGTTTCAAAAGATTGATCATAATGTATGTTTCAATAGACACAATCTTGCAATACGAGATGAGTATCGCTGCGGGTATTGTGGACAACAACATAACTTTCCAGACTTGACTATTGATCATGTTATACCTCGTAGTAAAGGTGGAAAAAGTACTTGGGAAAATTGTGTTATTAGTTGTAAACCATGTAATGTTGCTAAAGGCAGTAAACTTTGGAACCCCCGGCATGAGCCCAAGACTCCAACATACTACCACATGGCGGCTCTTAGGAGCCGTTTTCCTTTTCAAGTAAAGCATCATAGTTGGTTAGACTATCTTCCAAACGGGCAACTAGTTGACGCTGCTCTTCTAACGCACTCTGCCTAAGTTCACACATGTTAATTAAATTATTAGCAAGCCTGCGCGGATCTATGTCAAATGTTACTGGTTGAAATTGATTTATACGATTCGGTGTGTTTGTTGCAGTGTAGTTCACTACGTCATCAAATATATCAAATCCCAGTTGTTTGAGTAATTGTGCTGTATTGTTGCCCAAATTAATAAATGGATGTTGTGCAATAATAGGTTTAAAACTTTTTTCTGTTAAAAACTGTGTCTTAGCCCAGTAAGTTTCTAAAACAACACTGTAGTCTGTTTGATCATACCAATCTATATTACCCACTGTGTAAAAATCTGTGCTACGTTCTTCATTTTGTGTATTATCGTCAGGTAAACTCAGAGGCAAATTTTGTGCGCACCATTGCTCAAACTTGGATTCAAGACACTGCGTAAACTCACTATCAATAAAATATTGTGGACGTAGTATACTGTCAATAGTTCTTGCCTCTCTACCATTATCCTCTGTGTTAACTTGTCCTAAATAACT